GTGAGCGAAGCTGATGCACTCAAGGTCGGCGACGTCGTTCACGTGAACTGCAACTGGTCTGGAATTGATAATGTTATTGCGAAAATTGACGCGATTGCAGAAAGCGCTGTAACTCTTCGCAATATCAATACCATCAACAAAAACAAATATGCCGCTGGCGGCGGTAGCGGTTCAATCCGCAAGGTGCTTGAGTGGACTGAACTGCCGCAAATCACCGAGGTGTCAAAATCCGGTGGCGATCAAAACACCACACAGATTCAGTTCCTGAGCGACGACCGCCAGCGCAACCTGAACACCTATAAATCCGCTGTTTCCCAGACCTACTCGATCGCCCATGACTCCACACTGCCGGTTTATCCGTTGCTGCGCCAACTGGACGAAGATGAAGAGACTGTAGCGGCATACATGTACGTGCCGAAGGCAAAGGAGAACCGTTACTGGGCTGCGACCGCATCCTTTGACGACACGCCATCCACGGCGGTAAACGAAGTGGAAACCGTGAGCGTAGTGCTGAATCTGCAGTCGCCGGCGATGACGTTCTACAAAGTGACCGACGCTGCAGCTTAACCTGACTAACTTCCACCTTACAGGCCTCCATTCCGGAGGCTTTTTTACGCTAAGAGGTAACGATGGCGACCAAATTCACTCTACAGCCCAAACTAACTTTCAAGGCCAACGTTTCCATCCCGCGCGCTGGTGATGAGGATGGCGTGCTGACTTTCACGTTTAACCACAAGCCGCTTAAGGAGCTGGCGGATTTGGAAAAGCTGGAGGGCAAAACCGCCACCGATTTTCTGATGGAAATCATTTCAGGCTGGGCGCTGCCTGATGCTTTCAACGCAGACAATCTGGGGTTGCTCCTGGAAAACTACCCGGCGGCCATGAAGTCCATCCCGGAGACCTATTATCGCGAACTGATGGGCCAGCGCGAAAAAAACTGATAGCGGTTGCCTCGGCGTTCTATACGCCTGAACCCACGGCAGCAGACCTGGCTCCTTATGGGCTGAGTCCGGACGATTACGATGATGAGATCGTGGACGTATGGCCCGATGTATGGCCTTCGTTCTTAGTGTTCCAGGCTGTCAGTACACAGTGGCGGACGGGAATGGGTGGTGCAACGGGCCTGGACTACAACGTCTTGCCATGGTTAATGCGCGTTCATAACGTGAGCGACGAGGTAACCGCACTTTCAGATATACAGGTTATGGAGCGCGCAGCCTTGAAAATTATGCATAAAGAGAGGGCGTAATGAGTAACGATATCGCCACTATTTCGTTGCGCGTTAACACCAGTGATCTGGAGCGCGGCAGCCGAGAACTGGAACATTTTCAGGACACCGCAGCCGCGGCAGCAGGTAAAGCCGATGATCTGAACAGCACGTTCCGCACCGGTGTTGATAACCAGAAAAAAAACAGCGAAAGCCTGAAGCAGCAGCGGCAGGAGCTACAGAACCTGCTGAATAAAATCAGCCCGGTTAATAAGGCTCTGGATGAACTGGACTCAATTCAGGAAAGCCTGGCTAAGTTTCGCGGTAAAGGGCTGGTGGCGGATGAAGATTTTAACCGTTACAACAGCGTGCTCGAGACGACCCGTACAAAACTGGCGCAGGTCATGGAGGCTGAAACGGCAGAAGGACGTGTTCGCATTGAGCAGGCTCAAGCGGCACAGAGAGCGGCAGCCTCAGGTAAAACGTTCATTGCATCACTGGAAGAGCAGACAGTTGCAATCGGCAAAACACGCGCTGAAATTCTGGAGCTAAAGGCCGCACAACTCGGAGTGACACAGCAGGCTGCTCCGATGATCGCCAAACTAAAAGAGCAGGAAAACGTCTGGAAGAACGGCGCTATCAGCGCAGGCCAATACCGAAATGCTATGCGATACCTGCCAATGCAGATGACGGATATAGCAACGTCGTTGGCTTCGGGCATGCCGCTTTATATGGTTGCTATACAGCAGGGCGGTCAACTGCGTGATTCGTTTGGCGGCGTGGGTAATGCTCTGAAAGCAATGCTCTCGCTGGTGACCCCGGCGAAGCTGGCCATAGGAGGAATGATTGGTGTCGCAGGGCTACTGGTCGCGGCCTGGTACAAGGGTTCTCAGGAGGCATCTGAGTTTAACCAGCAGCTGATATTGACCGGAAACTATGCGGGGAGAACAACCACACAACTCACCGCGCTGGCAAAGTCTATATCAGGTGGCGGAGTTACACAGTATGCGGCTTCATCAGTTTTGTCTCAGGTGGTGGGCTCAGGAATGTTTGATGCGAGCAAGCTTGAAACAGTGAGTCGCGCGGCCGTTGCGATGGAACAGGCAACCGGGCAGGCGGTTGACAAGACTATCGCTAATTTCCAGAAGCTTTATGCCGAGCCAACCAAAGCATCGCAAGAGCTGAACAACCAACTGCATTACCTGACAGCTGCGCAGTTTGAATACATTTCTTCGCTGGAACGTCGTGGCGATAAAGAGGCAGCAGGACAAGCCGCCGCAGATGCTTATAGTCAGGCTGAACAACGCAGAAGCCAGCAGATCCTCGATAATCTCGGTCTGGTTGAAAGAGCTGCACTTTCAGCCCGCAATGCTTTCAAAGGGATGTGGGACGAGTTGCTCAACATCGGGCGTCCGAACGCACCGCAAGACATGTTGGCGAAAATGCAGACTGAACTGGCGGAACGTGAAAGCAAGTTATTACCAGAGCGTCAGAAAACGGGTTACGGCTATAGCTATGACACCAGTTCACAGGACAGCGATTACGATAATCGGCGTAAAGCGCAGCTGGCAGCCATAGCGTTGTTAAAGGCCCAGATAGATCCAATGCAGGGAGCGATAACCCTCCAGGCCGACCTGAATGATGCATTGTCAGCAGGCAAAAAAATTAGTGAAGATGCGATAACTGCTCAGCAAATCATGAATCGCTATCTTGATGCGGGTACTGAGGCCGCGGAGAAGCGACGCTTAGCTCAGGACGAACTAAACAAGGCAATTGCTGATAATGCTAAAGCTGCGCGAAACGGTACGGCGACTCTCTGGACGGCTGAGGACATAGCCAAAGCTCGAGCTGGGATCGAGAAGCTGTATAAAGAACCCAAAACGTCAAAAGCGAAAGGGGAAACAGTTTCGTCCGGCCTGAGAGCTCAGGACTCTGCTCAATCTGAATTGCTGGCTCTACAGGCGCAACTGTATGCTCTGCAGAAACATAAAGGCCTGAATGACACTATCAGTCAGCAGCGTAAAAACTTGTGGTCCGCGCAGGCCAAATTTCAAGTGCTGGAAGAGGCTTCGCGCACTCGGGTTCTGACGAAGCAGGAGCAATCGCTGCTGGCAAGCAAAGATCAAGTGCTGCAGTTAGCACGACAGAAAGCCCTGTTGGGCGATCAAATTGCCGCACAAGAACAGCTTAACAAGCGAATGGATACCGCGCAGAAATACGTCACGCAGATGGCCGAGAAGCAGACTGCGTTGGTAGGTGGTGCTGGTATGAGTGATCGTCAGGCTAATCGTGAGCTGGCGAAGGGGCAGTTGGCATCGGGCTGGAAGAATGCTGGCGGTTCACTTGATGATGACGGTTACAAAAAACAACTCAAGGCGGCGACTGACTATTACGATACAGAGGATAGGCTTCGCGGCGACTGGCTGACGGGTGCGAAAAAGGGATGGTCTGACTTCGAAGATAATGCGACCAATGTTTATGGCCATATGCAAAATATTTCACAGTCTGCATTTACTGGCATGGCATCAACTCTGACGGATTTTTTCACAACAGGTAAAGCCAGCTTCACGGACTTCCTGACCACTTTCCTTAAGGGCATCGCACAGATGCTTATCCAACTTGCCATGGTCAGCAGTATGAAATTAGCCCTCGGAGGCACCAGCGTTGGTGCGTTCTTTGGTTTCGCTGACGGTGGGCTAGTGCCGGCCTTTGATAGCGGAGGATACACGGGTGACGGCGGAAAGTATCAGCCCAAGGGTGTCGTTCATGGCGGTGAGTTCGTATTTACGAAGGAAGCAACCAGCGCGATCGGAGTTGGTAACCTCTACGCGATGATGCGAGGAGCGCAGGGCTACGCCGAGGGTGGCTACGTTGGCAATGCGCCAATGTATGGGCTGCAATCTGCTGGCGCTGGGGGCGTCACGGTGCAAACCTCAGTTGTCGTGCAGAACCAGAATGCGCAGCAGCAAACCTCTGGTAATGATGAAGCGATCTCCCGAGCTTATAAGCAAACGGTCGATCAGTCTGTTCGGGCAGGCATTGCCAAGCAACTTCAGCCCGGCGGCATGATCTGGAATGCAACTAAATCCAGATGAAAAATTTTTTAAACAAGGTACTTTGCTTTGATAGCGGTTTCGTGACAATTTGCTTGCTCATCAAGCATCTTCATACGGTAAATGGTATTCTTATACCCTTGAAATTAATCGGTAATGGTGGTTGGAATGGCATCTATCAGAGTGACTGCGCTTTGGGTTGAGGATGGGAAATCAAGTATTTCGTTTGTCTCACCCGTCTCGGATAATAAGAAACTAAACTATGACAATGATGCCTTTGGCTTTGGTTTTGTTGAAAACCATGAAAAATGGGGTATCGAACGCTATCCATTTGTTATGGAAGAATTTGGTGATGGACTAGTGCTTCTTGATTGGGG